GATCGCATAGATAATGACAAAGGTTACATTAAAGGCAATATTCAGGTAATATCTTTTAAAGCTAATGCTATGAAGCTTACTGCTGACAAATCAGAATTAATTAACTTTGCTAATTGGGTGAGAGAAAATTATGAGTAAATATTCGGAAGCTGGAAAAGGATCAACTAATAAACTTAAACAAAAAAGTTTGTATGATGAAAACTACGAAAAAATTTGGGGTAATAAAAAGAATAAACTTTATGAAGAACGATATTATGATTCCGATGAAACAACATCATGGGATCAAGATAAGGCTGATATGATTGGCCTTAATAACAATACTGGCGATCATTATATTAAATGATCTCATAATTGATATTATATCGTATCAAATAAAAAAGGGGCATTTTAAGCCCCTTTCTTACAAGCAAGGCTACCATCTAGCCCCCCTCATTTAAAGCTACTATTTATTCATTACATACATAGTAACTTCAAAACCAAATCTCATTTCTGTAGCTGCTGGAGTTGTCCACATAATATTTCCCCTTTAATTAATAAATACTGCAAATTAATTATGGGCTATATTGTGACTTACGCCATCAAGAAAATCATTAAAATGGCATTGCTGAATCAGTTGCATTTGAACTTGATCCTGCACCATCTTTAGCTTGTGGCTCTCTCATTGTTACCCAGCCGTCAAAATTGACAGGGATTGATTCAATAAGAAGTGAAGTGCCACCTTGTTTGTTGCTCATAGCAACGCCTACTTTTTGCCATCTAGCTTTTGTTTCGCCAGCCGCATTAGTGTATTCGCCTGTTTTAGCGATTAAATCGTGTGTGATAGCCATTATTTTATTTCCTTTAAGTTATTTACGATAGTTTCTATTTCAGACAAAAAGGCGATCACCGCATTCTGCATGTTATTAATATACTCATCATCTCGATAAATACGCTTTACGAATCCTTGTAAATGATCGGGCATTTCAGGATCATAGGATACAAGGTCGCAAAATTCTTTTTCAGGCATGCAAGCTAATTGCCATTGCACCTGGTCGTAATACTGTTCTAATTGTTTACCGCCTGTTAAGATGTTATCTAAATGGTTTTCAGGATTGGGTATTTTGATCTCAATTAAAGAATTAGTGGCTTCTACTAATCCGTCAGGGCTACATTGAGCGCCGTCAATGGATGGGTGTAAAACGATTGCTACTTGATCCACAAAGGTATTATATTTAACTTCATACCATGCCCTAGCCATAGGTTCTAAATCGATTCCTCGTTGCATTGCGGGCGTTTTATAGGTATCTAATTTCTTACCCGTCAATCTTTCCCTAATCAATTCATTCTTATACTTTTTACGGGTTAAAGATTCAGCGCCACCTCGACCTTCAGTTAAGACATCAGCAACTCTTGATCCACCAATTTTGCCTATTCTTAAAGCCATCCATTCAGGACTGCCTTGCTCTATACCTTTTATTATTCTATCCATTTAAATTTAAGTTCCTATAAGTTACGCCATCGTGCCATTGTTGATCGGTTGATTGCTCATAAAGCTGAATTATTTTTTCAGGGTAAAGCATTAAAGGTTTATGATCCTTAAAACAAAATGCATAAATTAAAGGACATTCTTTTGAATCAAACCACTCTAAAAAATGAGGTAGTAGTTTAATTTCGCTTGCCTTAATATTAGCCGTTCCTTTAACCATAACTAATCCAGCAACACCTTTATTGTTGATATAAAAATCAGGAAGATTTCTAATCAAAGGATTAAGATTATAAAAGTTAGGGATTGGATCGTTCTTCTCATCAAAGCCTAATCGCCTGTAAAAATAACCTTTAGATTGGCAATAAGCTTCAAACAATACTTCCGCTATATTAACGACATTATTTCTTTCTTTATAAGAATATGCGCCATTCATAGTTTAGGGCTTTGAATTTTGCCGTAAAGAGGGGCTAATAAATATTTATCACCCATCTCTCTTTTAAGCCTTTGAATCTTTGTTCTGCGCGCTTCTATTTCTTCAATTTCTTCAAAGGTATATAAAAATTCAACACCATAAAAATTACTGTTTCTCATGCCTTCCATCATAGCTCCGCCTTTCTTTTGTCTTTAGCTTCAATAACTAATTTAGATAGAGTGCGATCATTCTTAACTTCACCCATTACAAAATTATAATTAGACTGTAGTTCTTCTAATGACTGTGATTGACTAATTCTTTGTAAATAATCGGCTGCATTAAGAACTGCTGATTGGCCATCATCATCGTCTGCATACAAAGCAAGAAAACTAGAGATAGAATATCTGCGGATATAACTAATTGCAGAACCTAAACCTTGAGCATCTTGTTTTTGAATAGGACAGACGGCAGTATCTTCCAACCATTCACCCGAACTATGGATTAAACGAGTGGTAAGATGGAGCTTATTGTCGTCTGAAGGGCTTAAAGATTGCACAATAGCAATACCATTATTATTGAGTGGCGCTTTAACGGCATCAATAACTGAATTGATATTGGCATACTTGGATTTGTAATGAGGATTAGTTGAATCTTTAACGGCAAATCTAATTTCTTTTTGCGCGGATACTAAAGCTTCAGCTATCTGTTTGATGCTATCGGAAGTTTTCATCTTATCTTGTCCTAAAAAGTTTCGTTAAATTACATGCGAGATTGTATCATTATATGCCCATCTTGCAAAACTATCTCTTTCATAATTTTCAGCTATAAATTTTGCTAGTCTTTTAATTTCCGCATCGTAAACATCTTTAATGCGACCTAGCTTATCATCTTTAGAATCATAAATAATATTCTTTACTTGATTTTGAACTTCAACTTCATCATAAAAATCAGAAAAGACATCCACATTAAAAGCAATATGATATTCAATTAATTCTTGCAAAGATATATGAGGTTCTAAATCTAGGAAATCAGGATCAGGATTCATCATTGTTTGAATATGAATCTTGTGTTGCATCTCTCGTTGCTGGTCAGACATATTTGCCCCCGTAACTTGTTGATTTTTCGTCATATTACACCCCTTTTAAGAAATTGTCTAGTAAAGGTAATAAGACATAAAGCCATAAGCCAAAGTAAGCCCAAAATGCAACTGCAAAAATAATAAGTTGTTTTGTTTGTCTTGTCATGTTATTCCCCTATTTCAGATTTGTAAGGATCAATTTGTGTTTGAACATACTCGTAATTACCACTTTGCGAATTATGCTTGAGTTTTGAATTAGGTGCAACAAATTCGTATTTGTCGGCAGTCCAATTGTATTTAAGCTTGGCATCTTTAGGTGCGTAGTTATATTTGTTTTCAACCCAATTATAACGAAGCTTTGGTGATTCACCCCCGATTGCCATGATCGGGAGTGCGATTAATAGTGCGGTTAATAGTGTTTTCATTTAGTTTCCTTTAGTTTCTTGTTGAGTTGTATAAAGAGTATCCATTGCTTGAGTTAATTTTTCATCAAAATCAACCCAAAATGAATTAACAGGAATTGAAAACTTTACTTCATGTTGCAAAGCTTCAATAAGACTTTCAATTTTTAAGAATTTTTTTTCGTTAATCATATTTTGTCCTTTAAAAAACAGGGGCAATTAAGCCCCTTGTCTTATTACTAATCCTGTAAGTGCATCAACTACTGTTTCACTTGGATCAAAATTTGCAGATATTTCAAAAAGTTCTTCTTCTGAATAACCATTTTTTTGACGCATTTGAAAATATTTTTCTAAAAATGCTTGATCTTCTAAAGATTTAGTTTTTAAAGAAATTAAAAGTGTTTGCTCTGAAATTTTGCCATCAACAAAAGCTAATTCAAGAATGTCAATTGGTGGAACAGAGTTATTTGAAGCCCAACGAATAACGCCATTAGCGTCTGTGTAGTGATCGTGCTTGTCAAGTTTAGCTACGAATCTGAAGTCTGTTGTTTGAAGTTTCATTTTAGTTTCCTTTAAGTTTCGTTAATAAATTGTTTCCGTAAGAGTTATTATCCATATAAAATGACTTTGTGCAATCTTTTTTGAAAATATTTTATGAAGAATAACGAACACCTGGCACAGACTTTGCTTATTAAATGGTTTAGGCTTCAATATCCATTAATGGCAAAATGCTTGTTTGCTATACCAAATGGCGGTGCTAGGCATATCGGAACGGCTATTAAACTTAAACAAGAGGGGGTAACCGCAGGGGTATCCGATTTGTTCCTTATGATTCCAGCAAATGGGCTTCATGGGCTATTTTTAGAGATGAAAGCAGACAAAAGTGCAAAATTACAACAAAACCAAGAACAGTTCCTTACTTTAGCAGAATCAATGGGTTATGGTGCAGAAGTGGCTTATGGATTTGAAGAAGCTCAAAAAATAATACAAAAATACTTGCACGAATCATAAAAACTGGTTAATAATAAAAAAGAACAAGATAAGAGAAAGGGAACTAATTGCATTATTATCAACATAACATATCAGATTACAGGGCTGATACAGGCCACTTAACCCTGTTAGAGCATGGTTGTTATCATCAACTGCTCGATCAATATTATCTTAATGAAGAACCGCTTCCATTAGATATTGACAAAATATTCCGATTACTTTCAGCGAGGACACAAGATGAAAAGAGTGCTATTAAAAATGTGCTTAAAGATTTCTTTATTGAAACTGAAGCTGGTTTTATTCAAAGACGGGCTGATGATGAGATTAAATTCTATCATGATAGGGTAGATCAAGCTGCAAAGGCAGGCCGTAAGAGTGCCGAGAAACGGGCGAATTCCAACGAGCGTTCAACGGGCGTTCAACGGATGTTCAACCAACTAATAACCAACAACCAATAACTAATAACAATATAGATATATTGTCCGATTTTGATATATTTTGGCAAGAGTATCCAAAAAAGGTCGGCAAAGAAGCAGCAAGAAAATCTTGGAATAAGATAAGACCTAATTTACAAGATGTTCTTCAAACTTTAGCTTGGCAAAAAACTAGCAAGCAATGGTTTGAGAAGGGTGGACAGTTTATTCCAAATGCTAGCACTTATTTAAACCAGCATAGATTCTTGGATGAGCCGTCTGTATCAGTAACATTTTAGGAAGAAAGATGATAAATGAAATCTTATGTCTATCAGCAATTATGTTTGGTGAAGCAAGGGGTGAGCCTGATCTTGGAAAAGTTGCAGTTGCTTATACTGCAATTAACCGCAAAGCCGATCCAAATTATCCGAAAACTATTTGTCAAGTAATGAAGCAACCCGCTCAATATCAGTTTCTTGATTACGGGATGCCGACAAAAACACAAATAGCTCATTTAGAACCGCTTGCAAAAGCGATTTTAGAAAAAAGGATAAGTGATCCAACTAGGGGCGCAAAATTCTTTCATACAAAGCAAATGCCAAAACCTTTTTGGGCTAGACAAAAAGAAGTTAAGATAGCTATAGCAAATCATATTTTTTATTAACAAGAAAAGGACAAGAAATGAC